TAATGCCCTGTCCATTTCAATGGCTGGTCTTAAGGCATTAGTTAAGGCGTACCCCACAGCCGCAACACCCGCTGCACCCGAGGCCATTTTCATGGTGCCTGCTTGGTAGTTACTGGCTAAGCCTGAAAACTGCTTACTTATCTTGGCGATAGGCTTAGTTATCTGGTCAATTAGGCCAACGGTGAACATGAGTTGCTTAGGTAACATATTTCTTACTTCGCTTTTATTGCTGCAATCAAGCCCCTGAAAAGGCTTTACTTACCGCATTAATAACAATGGTTTCTAAATCTTCGCGCTTTCGCTTCATTAACCATGCAGCCCTAGCTAAGCTAGTTTCGTCGTCACTTTCATGCGGTAATAAATGACGACGAATAATAAAGAGTTGCTCAAGGCCATTTTGGTCAATGGACTCAATCAGCGCGGCTATTTTTTTACTTTAATTTCCAATATCGGTGAAAATTCCGCTTTAATACTGCTAGCAATTTGTAATTCTGCACCGGGTGATTCTGTTAGCACCTTTTTAAAGTCTTCTTTTTGTTTAGTGTCAATGGTGCGCATAACAAAGTTATGTGCTGCGGCAGTCATTGATTCACCACGGGCGGCAGAATCAACAAAATCGCTATGATCTTGCACCGTTACATTAAATGAAAAATCTGTTGTTTCGATGGTTAAAATAATTGCTTTTTTCATGTTGTACCCTTAAATTTTATGCTAGTTAAAAATTCTTTTAAATTGTCAAACCCTACGCTCATTTGCCGCTCCATGCGGTCACCTAAATTCTTTACATCGTCTTTAGTTGAGTAAGTTTCTGCCACGTGTGTTTTATGATTATTTAATTCATTACGGGTTTTAGTTGCTACGCTATTTAAGTAAGCCACTAGCGGCACAACAATGGTTAATACCAAGCCTACTAGGCCAATAACGACTAATAACCAATTGGTTGTTTGTGCTACTTCACTCACTTAGCCACTCCTTTTATTTTTTCTACCGTTCGTAAACCTGCTAGTCCTAACATGGCTAAAGTAAGTTCCACCATTACCTCAAGTGGTAGCTCTGGCGTTCCTACGTCTGGCCATAACCATTGCAATATAGGGTTTATTACAAAGGCAAATAAAAAGCCCATGCCACAAACCCACATTAAAAACGGTCTAGCCCCTGCTACAAAAACACTTCGGTGCTGTGCAGCTGTGGTATTTGCCAGTGCTTGCATTAATAAAGGCTTTTGCTTTATTTCTTCTAAGTCGTTATTTAATTGCGCACGTTCTTCGTCAGAGGTAAAAAGCGCGTCCCCCGCCTTGCCAATGGCTTCAATTGGGTTGCCGCCTAAAATTGTTTTAAACCAGTTCATTTTTGCTCTCCGCTAATAAAGTAGTCTGCTTCTTGGTGTCGTCTACTTGAATATCGGTCACCAAAATTTTGCAATTCATTCACCATGGCTAACCAGTTTTGCTCAATAACAAAGCGCCAAAAGGTAGGGCAACGTTTAGCTAAATTGCCGTATTGAAATGCCACCGAAGCAATCACGGTTTGTGCTTGCTCTGGTAATTGTTCAAATGGCACAGGTGAATGTTGGTTGTATCTATGCTGCAGTAATTTAACAAAATGCTTTTTTGAACATTTATCAATAATCAATGCTTCGTGCGCTGTTATTTTTAAAGGTTCTTTGGCTAATGCCTCTTGTGCTGTTAACCCTTTTAAGTGGCAAAAAAGGGTTAACTTAGCGGCAATATCATTAGGTAGTAATTTGTATAGGTCTTCACTTGAGCGCTGACCTATGTCAAAGCCGGTGGCAATGGTAACGCCAGATTTTGAATTTTCGGCATCTGGCACATACCCTATACAGGTTGCACCGCCCTCTAACTCACTAATAAAACTAAAATTAATATTGCTCATCGTTACTACCTTTTACTTGCCTGTTACTTACTTAAATTTAACGGTTAATACTTTCTGCTCAATTGCTACTGCTGAATGTTTTCAATTTCTTCTGGGCGCAAGTAAGGCACGCCATTGATATGAACAAAATCAGGATCAGTGACATCAAACGGAATTTTAAACAATGAAGCGCTGCCACCTTTTTTATCAATATCTAAAATATCGCTCAGCTTAATGCGACAGCCAAAGGCTTCTACTTTCATTTCGTCTTTAGCGGTTTTGGCATAAAACAAAATGTCGAATGTTTTCATTGCTCGCCACGAGCCTGCTGACTTTGCCGCATTAGAAAGCAAGTTAAAGTTACTGGCATTAACCGACAACTCACCGCTAGCGGCTACGTCACCATCGACATAACCGTCAGGCACACCACCTGTTTGGCTTACCGCGCTGTTGTCGGTAATAGCTAAAGATGCTGTGTCAACATGGATCATGGTATCGCCCAAGTTAACGTTAAAATTCATTCCTGATAAACGCATATAATTCTCCTAGCTGTTATCTAGTTGTTTGTTAAGTCGAGGGCAATATTTACCGTGATTTCTTTCGGGCTATTGTATGGACGCACTACCATGTAAATAACTACACTTTTGTTGGTCGGCCAAACAATGGCAATGTCACCATCTTTAGGGACAGAAATTTCACCGGGGAAAACTGTTCCTAAAATAGTGGTACTTTTACTCATTTGTCGTAATGGCTTCATAAAATAGTTTTTATTGAGCTCAATACTGTTAGGGGTAGAATTTAACGAGCGGTTAGCAATACGTTGAATTGCCAATACCCGCACTTTGCGACTGGCTTTGTGTACGGCGCGCAAATGCTCTAAATATTGGTAGTCGCCACCGTCAGCATCAAGCGTGCTGGCATCACTCCAGTAAACACCGTCAAAATCGCTATACCACTGCGGTACACTGAAACGATTAGCCGCTAATGTCGCCAACGTTGCTAATGATAACGGCTCGTTATCCTTGTCAATTGGTGCTGCACCAAGCCCTAACAAACTGCCTGTTGCTACGCGCATCGGGCTATCAGCAATACTGACACTTCGGTTGCATAATCTACCCGCTAGCACACCCACGTTGTTGCCATGTAATTGCGGAACTGCCACCACTAAGTGTGCGGCAATGCCATTTTGTAAAGCGACGGTTGCGGCTTCATATTGCGGCCATGTTTGCGTGGCGTTATCAATGTTAGGCAAGGCAACTAAGCCAGCAACAAAACGCCCTAATGATGCTTGTAAGCTAAACAAATGGTCATGACATGCGGTAATTTCTGCCGAGGTAGCTTGTGCATCACAAATAGCGATAACTTCAAAGCTTTGCACTTCATTGGCCTTGTCGATAGCAGCAAACATATCTTCACCCGCTGCTAACGGGTAAACCGCTGCCGTCCAGTTTTGACCTGCGTTAAGTTGCGCGGCAATTAACTGCTTACGTAAATTACTGTCAACAAACATATCGGCTAAATCTGTTTGGGCATTGACGCTAAATAATTGGCTTTCTTCTCCTGCATTACCTGCCAAACCAATAAATAAAATGTGACGTTCAATAGCGGCTATGTCACCTTGTCCTAAATTCAAATTATTAACTTGCACTGTACCTAGTGGCATAGTCTTATCCTCTGTTGTTTCTTAGGAATGATTTCCTGAATTATTTTATAAAATCAGCTTTCTAACGTTATTTTTCTAACATTTTAGCTAATTGTTTTTGCACCGCTATTGGCGTATCACCTAAAAACGGCCTTGCTTTACTTGGTATAGTCCAGCTTGATTTTCTAACGTTACCGCGTAATTTTCGCAGTATTAAACTGGCTTGCCCTTGGGTTACGTTTGCCATAATTTCGCGAATAGTGGCTTTTCGGTAACCTTTGCCTTTTTTACGCTGTACCTTGTAGCCCTCACTCGCTAGTGCTTTTGCTTGGCTACGGGTACAAGGTGCTTTATAGTTTGGCTTGCCATGAATACGCATCATGCGGCTAGCTGTCATTTTTTCGTTTACACCCTCTTGGTGCATGGCTGCTATTCGACCAGTTAATACCGCCTTATGCTTTAGCTCTAAACGATTACTATTTTTTACGTAAGGCTCTAATGTTCTGCCTAACCGTTTAAGCATTTTTCCTTTTTTACCATCCGTTCTCGATGCAAATTTTTGCCCGGTTACGGTGCGCTGATCTCTAATACGTTTACGCGCTTTAGCTCGCTGCTTTCGACCAAGTGTTTTAAGTACTCGCACTCGCTTTTTTTTGGGTAAAGCCAGTAAATTAAGCTGTTGTTTAATACTGAGTGATTGCGCTTTATTCGGCTTGATCACTAAGCTCATGCATCACCCTGAGCGTTTACGCTTACGTTCACATTGACGTTTTCGGCAAAGTCAGTTGATGCAAGCGACACATAAAAGCGCTGACCATTAAATAAAATGGGCCCTTGGTCGTGCGGTATTAGGTCAATGTCATCAATTAGCATCACTTCTATTAAAATGGTGGCGTTATCTTTGCTGATCACTTCAATATCTAATTCAGGGTCTTCTAAGCCGTATTCATCACGCGGCCAGTCGCTATCAAGCAAAAATGCCGATAACATAGCAAGCAGGTTGTAAGGGTTAATTTTTCGGTGTGGAAATTTTTCAATAGCAATTACTGCACTATGTTTCCACTTAGCTACCTCGAAACCGTCTTGCCCGTTATCACTACCACTTAGCACTAAGGTGCCGCGTTCTTGCCATGCATCAATGTCGTTGGCTTTAATTACGGGATGTAAACTCGTTAATAAAAATTCGGTTAATTGTTGTAATTTGGTTTTCTTTACTGCGGTTTGTTCATTCATAGTGCACTAACCCCCGCACGGCCAAGGCCAAGCAATAAACGAATACCACGATTTGAGTGCGCTAAAATAATGCTTTGTTGGTCATGGTCTTGTGCTTTGTTATTGCCAACATCTTTTTGATCAACTGCTGAAAAATAGCCCATTAAATCTGCATGAGAGCGAGCATAAACCGCACCGCGGTAAATACTAATTTGCTGTTCGGTAAAAACGGGTACGCCGTTGTTCATCACAAAGGGTAATAGGGTGACATCCTTGTCTTTTCGCTTCATGAAAAAGGAAACTATTTGTTGTTGCACTTCGGCAACACTGCGATTAAGTGAGTCAGCCAATACGCTTTCCTCAAAAAATTCAGGGATTCGACGATGGTTTTTAAATTCAGCAGTAGAAAGTACAGGCCAGCCACTATCTTTATCAATAGCTATACTTGCTTGTGTTTCACCTTGAAATCCAAATGACATACTGTAAATTCTCTAAACTTAACCGTTAAAAAGGTTCAGTGCAGTTAGCGTCAAAGTGGTTATTAATGGTCGCCCATTAAACACTCGGCTAGTGCACTGGAGGGTCGGGAGTCGTTACTTGCTACAGAGTATAATTACTGTGCGTTTAACTCTTCTATAGCCCTAATTCTCATGGCTACTCGGCTGCGCACGGTTTTAACTTGTGCGTGTTTATGCAGCGAGGCAGCTTTTTCTAAAAACTTATCTGCCTGACGTAACCGCTTGATGCTGCCAACGTGTGATGGGGTAACATCACCATTTTTGGCTCTAAGTAGTGCCAGTCCGGCAAACTTGTAATATTTAGCGGTAACTTGCTCGGGGAGTTTCCACTCATTAATGACACGTTCAAACACTTGACCAAAATAGGGTTCGATACTTCGACCATGTTCAGCTTCAGTTTCTGCCCAGTCGAAAACAGTGTCCGCGATAAGTCCGGGCCATTGTCTTTTAATGTTTGGTGGTGTTGGCTGTTGATGTTTAATGGCAAGGAATGCGTATTCGATTGCTTGGCTAAGGCTGGAGACATCGAACAACCACAAAGTACAATAGCTGAAAAGAGGATTGTCATACGTTTTGTTATTTTCATTGTTAATTCTCTTATCTAATTTAGAGTCTAATGTTGATAAATAATCAGCTACTATCGGTAGCCATTTTGGCAACAACACATCGCGCTTGTGCGCTACCTTATCGCTTCTGCGAGCAAAGCCTTTTAACCGTTTCAAGTCAGCGTCAAGGTCTATAAGCTGCAAATGTAAACTAGGGGCATATTGTGCATTGCCCGTTATTTTTACTTTTTCGAGCTGTTTTTCTGCGCGTTG